ATCCCTTGGACAACGCTCCAGCAATAGCTAGATCGCCATTACCTTTAACCGTAAGTTTGTCAGCACTATTGGCATTAAACTTCATAAAGAATCCACCCGTTAAAGCACCACTTCCAGTGCTTGGGTGAAGAAGCCTTATCATGCCACCATCGGACTCAAAGTTGGTTCCACTGCTATTTATTACAATGGCCTTGCTACTATTTGAAGCACCAGCAACATTGATTTCTAAATCTGAATTTAAAACTGTGTCTCCAGCAACGGTCAAAGTAGACGCCATATCTACCGCTCCATCAATATCAACAACATCGAGGTTTGTAGTTCCAAGTACATCTATAGCTCCAGAAATATCTAGGCTTCCACCCGTCAACTTACCAACCTGCAAGTCAGCATAGCTGTTGATTGTGACATTTCCTGCGGTCGTTCCGTCTTCTGTATTACAGGCTATTGCGGCAAACTCGTCCGCAGACTCGTCCCATATAAATCCCTTATTTGCGGTGTTACTAGCAGAGCCGTTGCCTCGCGTAACAATAAACCCTTCATCAAATGCCGAGCCTGTGTACCCTTCACCAAATTTTACTAAGGGGTCAGTAACAGTAAGGTTGGTTGTATTTACTGTTGTGGTTGTACCGTTAACAGTAAGGTTGCCCGTAATAGTTACATTGTCACCAAAAGTAGCTTCAGACGTAGAATGTCCTATTGCAATAGCTATACCAGAAGTTTCTGTAGCAAGTTTTAACTCTCCTGTAGAATTAGCAATGTATGAATTAGTACCATCGTGGTACACCTGCATATCAGAACCTGTACCAAATTTGAACTTGTCACTGTCTGGTACAAGCAGATCACCGTTTGAATCTACTGTTACGGCTTTTGATGCTTCGGACGTACCTAATGTAGTAATGTCTAGGTAGTTTAGTTCAGCAGCAGTAGAAGTAACCGTTGTGCCTGCGATAGAAAGGGCATCTGTTTCCAAAGTACCATCTACATCTACATCTCCAGATATGTCTAACTCTGTTGCAATGATTTTGTCGTTAAACGTAGCAGCTCCAGCGGCTGACATATCAAGCGTTAAAGCGTCAATAGAAGACCCCCCATCGTTGCCTTGAAAAATCATGGAAGCATTGCTTGTGTTTGCATGAATTGTAAATGAATTACCAATAACATCCAATTCGGCAGCCGTACCTGTATTAAAAATAAACCGCTCTGTGCCAGCGTCTTTAATCCTGACTTGCGCGCCATCAGCATCTAGGATAATATCCCCAGACGAGTCGATAGTAACATCAGTCCCGTCATTAGTAATTGTGTCCAATGCAATGGAGCCAACATTAGTAATGTTGTTGTCATTAAAAGATGTTGATCCTAAACTAATCGTTCCTGTAGCAGTAAGGTTAGATGAACCAATATCTATATTTCCAAACCCAGAAGTTATTGATCCAGAATTTAGTGCTCCTGTTGTAACTATATCAGAACCACCTGCAAGTGGGCTAAAAAGAGAGCCTATTGCAGTGCCGCCAATAGTAATTGCATCCGCTTCAAGAGTGCCATCAAAGTCTCCATCTACGGCATCAATGTTGCCCTTAAAAATTGTAGCACTAACCGTTCCTGTACTTGGATTATATGCAAAATTGCCATCCATTTCCAAACCAACATTGCCTGTGGTTGAGGTTGCCCCCTCGACAAAAGCAATTAGGTTTTCTTCGTTGGTGCTTTCATTGTCAGTTACTAAAACATGAGCAGAGTTTGTTGCGTTTGTAACTGTTGTTCCTGCAATTACTGTAGCTAAAGCTGTACCATTAACCGTTATCGCATCGGCCTCTAAAGTGCCATCAATATCTGCATTTCCAGATATGTCCAGTGAACCACCATCTATTTCTCCAGATGCTGTAACTGTAGTAAATACACCAGTAGACGCACTGTTTGCTCCTATTGCTGTTCCATCTATAGACCCACCATCAATGTTTGCAGTAGTAACAGTACCAAGATTGGAAATAGTTTGACCAGCAAAAGTAGATGTTCCAGCAGCAGTAATACCACCATCTTTAATTAAGAGACTATCTACGGTTACACCAGATGCAGAAGTAGTTTCTGAAATTGTGTTAGTAGTAATAGACTGACCATTACTAACAACAATGTTTGTAGATCCGGTAGTGTTGCCAACAGCAAGAACTTCAGACAAAGCGTCAGATGTTGCCACCTGAGCATCAACGTAAGCAGTGGTAGCCACCTTGGTGGAGTTATCACCAGAGCTTTGGGTAGTTCCCGTTACGCCATTAGCTAAAATACCAGAAAGCGTTGTAGCTGTAAGCAACCCGGTGCTTGAGTTAAAGGTTAAGTTACTTCCGCTTTTGGGGCCAAGACTACCGGTAGCAGCAGTTGCAAACAGTGGGAAGCAGGTTGTGTCTGAAGATTCATCGGCTACCGTAACTGCACTAACCGTGGCAGCACCTCCAGCAGCTATAGCAACAGAACCACTTACATTACCAAAAATCTGATCCTCTAGGTTGGAAAAAGTAATTTTACCATTACCGCTATCGGTGTTATCCACCATAGCAAGAAAGTCATCTTGAGCTATACTCGTTTCTGTAGCCAGTTCATTTAGGTCTAAAGATACGGTAAGCGTTTGACCACTGGCTGCCGTGTCTAGTCCAGTAGCACCAGCTATGGTAAATGTTTGGCCATCCAGATCGACTGAACTACTTCCACTGTCTCCAGCAAAGTCTAAGTCTTCAGCAGTTAGTTGAGTGTCAACATAAGCTTTGATGCTCTGCTGAGTAGCAAGAGACGTGGCAGAGTTGGAAGACATATTGTCCTCATCCAATATTGCCACTTCCGCAGGAGCAGCAGCCCCACCAGAAACATTACCAAGAACCTTGTAGTTTGCTAAGTTTTCTATCTTTGCCTTTGTAACATTACTGTCTGCAATAAGAGAGGTGGTAATGTTGGCAGCAGCAATCTTAGCTGTAGTTACATTACTACCTGCAATTTTAGCAGTGGTCACTGCACTTGCTGCAATTTTACCAGTAGCAATCCCAAGATCCTTTACAATTATTTTGCCACTAGAAAGCTGGGTCGTTGAGTCATCAACGGCATCAGATGCAAATGTTGCACTATCTACAAGTGCATTGAGATTGGTGGACGTTACTTGATCGCCATCTGAATATGTAGTACCTTTGCTTAAAATAGCCATTATTCTGCTTTTTGTATGCTTCTAAAGGTTATAGCTCCTGCTACCTTCAATGCTCTTAGTCTGGGTCTCCCCTTCGTTGTCGTTAATTTAAATTGTAATCCGTAGGCTCGTTTGTTGCCAAATCTTCCCCGAAGAGACACATCCTCATCAATAGCAAGCTCTTCGCCGTTTATGTTAGCAATTGTTCCAAGATCTATAATAGCATCAATGTTCTCTGTTATTGCTTCCAAATTTGCATCAGAAACATTGTTTTCAGAAGATTGAAGATGAAGCTCAAAGTTATTCCACTTCTTTCGGTCTATTGAACCAATAGTAAACATTCTGCTTGTTGCTGATGCCGCAACGAGAATAGAGTTTGTTGAAGCCCCAATAGCACCAACATACAGATCTATGTCATCTGCTCTTGATTCATATTTGTGGACTCCACCATTTCGGTTAATAGCATAAACACCTCTCTGAACACCTGATCCACCAGTTAACAAATATGTATATTCCCAATCTGAGTCATTTATGGAGTCTAACGACTCCCACTGTTTGTTAAGAAAGTTGTAAACCAAAAGAGCGTTGTTTGTGGTGGAACCATCCAGGGGAACAGCAATGTAATACCTATTATCAAAGTAAGCAGAAACAACCTTGTCTGCATGATCCTTGTTTATTCTTGAAATGGTTCCTTGGATAGAAGAAGACAATGGTACATCTTGGCCTCTCAAGTTGTAAAGATCAACAAAGTCTAGTGCATACACTCCGTTGTCAGACAAGAACATTAGCTTGTTTCCTATCTGCTGTATGCTGTTTCTAGCCAAGCACCCTATGTCGCTTGTAATAACTTGTGATACACTGCTTCCAAGGTCCAAGCTGTTCTTTACTGTGTGAACACTGTTTCGGTTAAAAACTACTAGCTGGTCATCAGAAAATGAGTGAAAACCTACAATAAAGTCAGACTCTCCAGCATTAAATCTAAACTGTCCGTAAATTCTGTCATACGTGTTTTGATCTAGTATATCCGAAAGCAAAGCCTCATCCAAAATATTTCTATCGGTAACTGTGGCGGATCCAGAAGATCCAGTAATATCAAACTGATACGGAACAACTAACCTACGTTGATGTGGTACACCAAAATCTGGAGCCGGCATATGACTAAATCCTAGACCAATAGATGTTTTCTTTTCAACGGTAGCAGTTTTATTTGTAGCATTAGCCTTGTCCGTAACAAAAGTAAATACAGTCGAGCTACTTATTGATCTAACCCGAACGGTGTCGCCAACAGAATAACCAGAACTTCCTGCGGTAGTTATTGTAAGAACATCTCCAACCAACAAAGAACTGGTACTAGAAACTGTAGCCGTTGCTATACCTGATGCAAAATCAAGATCAGTAATTGCTAGCGGAGTAGGTTGAGTGTATGCTCCGTTAGAAACTAAAGCAAAGGTAGTGGTGCTAATGTCTCCATCCCACTGTAAAGCTATCTTCCCTTTGCGGAAGATAAACAATTTATTAAATGCTTGAACAACATTACTTCCTCTTGGAATCGTTTCTCCAGAAGGATATGTAAGAGTAACTGTCGTTGCCCCACTGTCTGAGGTTTTTACCAATACTGTTTTGTTGGTTCCGACAACAACAATGTAACACGTTGCGTCGTTATTAGGATCTGAAAATTCACAAGATGCTTCTATAAAATTTGAATCAGCATCAAGCAGTCTCATTCCTTTAACCACCATAGTTCCACCTGGCGTTTCAGCTAAATCAGTAACCGTGTAAGTTATTGTGTCTGCGTCTACAACTGTAGCAATAAAATTTCCGTTTGGGTCAACGCTTCCAGAAAACGTCAATCCGCTAATGTTTACTCCAGTGCTATTTGTAATGTTGTGAGCTGAATTAAAATTAACTTGGATTGTTGAATCAGTCCTAGAAAATGAAGCAACTCCACCACCTATGTTGGTCGAGTCATATAGTTTAAATGGGAGAGCAAGAACCGCAGCAGAAAATGGAGCAGAGAATATATCCATTCCTTTTCTTGGTTGCCACTCACCATTCAAGTCCATTCGGCCATTTTCAGAAACAGACAAGACCCCAGTAGAAAGCTGGTCAGGTCTGAGCTTATTGTTAAACCCAGAAAAGCCTTGGTCCAAGTCTTCTACAACCCGATCATCGGCCTGCCCGTATGTATCATATCTAGCCATTTAACAATTCCAAGCTCTCCTGCTCCAGTAGTTTGCAGACAGTTTATTACTCTTACCCTTTATTCCTCCTGACCTAGCACAGTAACTTTTCTTCCGTGCTGGGTTACTTTTTTTGATGCTCATGTTTGCATCACCAAAACGTACAATTTTTTCCTTACCACCCTGACAAGCTTTCACGACAAACTTCTTCCCCCCAGATACTTCTCTGCGGGGTGAATTACACTTCATTTTCTTCTTATCTATTGCCACTTTTAACCTTTGCTTTGGGTGTGTTAGCTACAACTGTTTTGCCTTTGGCTCCTGCTTTTTTCTTTTTCTTTGCAGTGGCAGCTCGTTCAGCCTTAGTCAGGCTTATGGCTTTGCGTCTAGGTAAGCATCTGTCAGGCATCTTCTTGTTGGCAGAAGTGCCACACTTGCCCTTGATAGATCCGTCTGTACCTATCCTTACCCAGTCTTCCTTTAGCCACTGTTTGAGTTGAGCCACTAGCGTCCTTTTCTTTTGCCTCCCTTAGATTTTTTAGCGTAGTTAGGATCTTTGCAATACTTAGATGCAGCCAAGTTAGCGTAAGCAGAAGGGTATGTATCAAATGTCCTTCTAGCCCAAGCCTTGCCCTCTGGGCAAATTTTGCCTCCGCTCTTAGCTTTTTTTCCTGGCATTTTTAACTTTAACCTTTGCAGTTTTAGACAAGTCACCAAGATGAAATAACCTCTTAGAA